AGCTACTAACTCAAACGCAATTGCAATCGGGCTTAACAGTTCTTCAACTGGAACTCAATCAATTGCTGTTGGTTACAATGCAGTGTCAGTGGGAAGTTCTTCACACGCTTCTACAGATTCATATGCCAGTGGAACAAATAGTTTTGCCGCAGCCATAGCCAACAACACATCAACCTATGGTGCAAATGGTTCTAACACAGTAGCTATGGGTAACCGGGCGAAAGCATCTGATGGTGTATCTATTGCTATTGGTCAAGACACAATTGCCTCAAGTGGCGGTGCTGCAATTGGATTAGAAGCGGTAGCTACAGGAACAGGCTCTCTTGCATTAGGTAAAGCTACTGATTCTACAGGGACAGGTTCTCTTGCAGTAGGTCAAGGCGCACAAGCAACTGCAAACTATAACTTAGCTATAGGCTTAAATGCTAATGCTACTGCCGAAAGAGCTATAGCAATTGGCAATAACGGCGTAATTGCAGGTTCTACTTACAGTACAGCAATAGGCCATAACTCAAGTTTTGGCGGCTCTGTTACAGCTACAGGTTCAGGAGCAACGGCTCTTGGCGGTTCTTATGCTAGCGGAGTAGATAGTTTTGCAGCAGCAATTGATAATAACACATCGTCTTACGGTGCAAATGGCGCACAGTCTATTGCAATGGGTGTGCTTACAAAATCAAATGCTAGCTATGGAACAGCTATAGGTTATCAATGTGGTAACTATGCATCTTACGGACTTGCTATGGGTAGAAGCACTTCCAATTATGCAGCAGATGGAATTGCTATTGGCGATAGTGTTTCTAATCTAGGAGCAAATTCTGTAGCAATTGGTGATAGAGCATACACAAGTGCAGCAGGCAGCTTTGCTTTAGGAACACAATCTAGAACATTTCAACAGTATCAATTTACATATGCAGGAGGTCAATTTGCAGCATTGGGAGATGCGCAGGGTAGCATGTATATACTGCGTAAGGCAACAACTGACGCCACAGCAAGTGTTCTTACTACGAATGGTGCAGCCGCTGGTGCTTCTAATCAAATTGAGGTTCAAACTGACCAGTGCTTGACATTCGATGGTACAATTACCGCAATGCAAAATGGCGCACAAGCATTTGCGTCTTTTAAAATTGAAGGGTTATTAGTAAACGATGGTGGAACTACAACTCTAGCTAATAGTGCCATCACTATTATTGACAATCAATCTAGTTGGGGATTAGCTTTATCAGCCGATAACACAAATAATGCATTGGCTATTACAGTAACTGGCGAAGCCTCACATAACATACGCTGGGTAGCAAACATTAGAACCAGCGAAGTCACATACGCTTAAAAAGGAGCAAAATAAAATGGCTATTCAAAATAATATCGCATCAGGGGCAAGTCAGTACGGCATTGCATTTAATAACGCATACTACCGTATTGTAACGGCAGCAATTTCTCGTCAACGTGGAACAGACCCAAAGTTTCAAGTGATGATCGACCTATCGGCATACGCTACGGCATCACCAACCGATGACACTCGTGAGGTGGACTTCAAACGCTACAACGCAAACTTAGATGACATTACTGCTAGCAGCGGTGATGCCTTTCTGGACAAGTGTTATAGCTGGGTTATGGCGCAAGATGATATGACAGGCTCTACAGCCGTATAGGAGTAAACAGTGGGAATTGTAATAGATTATTCCAGTGGCTTTTTTGAGGCAACACCTTCTGGTGAAACAGTGGGTAGTGTATCTGGCAACGCTACGCTTGACCTAACATCGGGTAATGTATTTAATCATACACCTACCGCTAACACTACTTTTGTTCTTAGTAACCCGCCTGCAAGCGGCACTGCACAGGGTTTTACTCTAGCACTTACTGGGGCGAATGTAGCTTCTGGATATGACATAGCTAATGCTAGTTATGATAATAAAAGCTTTAGTACAAGCAGCCAAGATAACTCATCCCTTACCGGTTTAGCGTTTAAATCTGATGGCACTAAAATGTACGCATTAACTCAAAATAATTTTAGTGTATATCAATATTCTCTTTCTACTGCTTGGGATGTGTCAACAGCATCCTATGACAGTGTATCTTTTGCGGTACACACAGGTTATACAGGATTGGCTGATTTAAGATTTAAACCTGATGGAACTAAGTTTTATGTACTAGACACTGGTTTTGATGTAGTTCGACAATACTCATTATCTACTGCTTGGGATTTATCTACAGCGTCCTTTGACAACGTAACATTTTCTGTACAAACACAAGACTCTAGCCCAAGAGTTTTAGATTTTAAACCAGACGGAACTAAAATGTTTTATGGTGGTGCAACTTCTGAAACGGTTTATGAGTACGATTTATCTACAGCGTGGGATATTTCCACAGCTTCATACAGCAATAAAAGTTTCAGTACTGCAACGCAAGATAGTCAATTATATGGTATGACGTTTAATTCTTCTGGCACTAAAATGTTTACAGGTGGGGGTAGTAATGACAGTATTTTTCAATATAGCCTATCTACCGCTTGGGATATTAGTACGGCGTCTTACGACAGTGTTAGTTTTTCTATTACCAGTCAAAGCAGTTATGGCAATGCTTTAAATTTTAAACCTGATGGAACTAAATTGTATCTTAGCAGTAAGTTTTCAAACGCCGTTCACCAATACAGCACGGGTGATGCACCAAGTGCTGCCACAATAGCCTACCCATCCTCAGTAGAATTTGCCGGAGGCACTGCACCTGATGCGCCTGCTGCTGGAGAAACAGACATACTTACCTTCTACACCTCTGATGGCGGCACAACTTATCAAGGCTTTAAGGCCGGGGATGCAATGGCGTGAGTATATCTAGGCTAATACAAATGGGTACGGCTGGCGTGTCTGCTGGTGGTGGGGTCGTGTGGACTGACCCTGACTTAGCTAATGCAAGCTATGATAGTGTGAGTTTTAGTGTTGCTTCTCAGCAAATTTATTCAAGAGCAGTTACTTTTAAACCTGATGGTTCAAAAATGTACGTTGTAGGCTCTAATACAAACATAGTTTACGCATATGATTTAACCACTTATTGGGATTTAACTACTGCCACATACAACTCTGAAAATGGGTCAGTGAACTCTCAAGCTACAGACGCTACAGACCTTATTTTTAAACCTGACGGAACCAAAATGTATGTACTGGGTTACACAAGTGACACAGTTTATCAATACTCATTATCAACAGCGTGGGATGTTTCGACATCATCATACGACAACAAATCAATTTCAGTAGCAAGCCAAGATTCTACTCCAAGAGGTATTATTTTTAAATCTGATGGTACATCTTTTTATATGTGCGGTAGTGGAAACGACAAAATTTATCAATACGATATGACAACAGCTTATGATATCAGCACTGCTTCTTATGCAAATAAATCAGTTAGTGTTTCAACTAATCCCTTAGGTTTGTTTTTAAACCCTGACGATGACCAGATTTATTATTGCGATTCAACTTCAGATTTAGTTTATGCGTATGATTTAACCACTGCCGGAGATTTGTCTACAGCGGTTAACACTAACACTAGTTTTTCTACTGGCAGTCAAATGACTGCCTGTCAAGGCGTCACTTTTAAATCTGATGGTTCAAAAGCGTATGTGATTGATTTTCACAGTGATACCATTTACCAATACTCAACCTAAAAGGAGCAATTATGCTTTTAGTAAAACTTACAAACGGTCAGCCCGACCAATTTCCATACAGCGTTGGGCAATTTCGCCGTGATAATCCGCAGACCAGCTTTCCTAAGCAGATACCTAATACAATTCTGCGAAGGTATGCAGTCTATGAAGTAACCGAATTAGACAAACCAGCCTATGACCCATTGGTGCAAACCTTAGTGCGTGGCACACCTACACGAGAAGTCATACGGTTAAAGACAGAGGCTGACTGCACAGACCCTGAGACAAATGAAGTAAACACAGACGAAGTAGGTCAGCCACTATACGGCAACGAGTGGGAGGTGGCGTACACCGCCACTAACAAGCCACAAGCTGATGCTGAAGCAGCGGTGCGTAACCGGCGTGACACATTGCTAGCTGAAACAGACTGGATGGCTTTATCTGATATTACAATGTCATCTGATGTGACTACATACCGCCAAGCTCTGCGTGATATTCCAGCACAAGCTGGGTTTCCTTTCAGTGTAACTTGGCCTACAAAGCCGGAGTAGATAAATGAAACTAGAGCAGTCTGTAACTCCAGAACTACGTGTAGCACTAGAACTGGAAGCACACGAAAAAGAATGTGCTATTCGATATCAATCTGTAGAAGATAAACTAACTAATCTCGACAAAAGATTGTGGAGATTAGAAGCAATGATAATGGGATCAACTATAGTAATAATTGGTCTTGCCTCATCACTGTTGATGAAACTCTAATGGAGTAATTCCAGGAGTGTAAAATGATCGCAGAAACAATGGCAGGTATAGCTCTTGTTAAAGGCGCAGTAGATGGCATTAAAAGTATGATTGGTACTTGTAATGACATTAGCGAAATAGCTGGGCATATAGATAAATTGTTTGAGGGCGAAAAACAAGTACAACAAAAAAGAAATCAAAAGTCGGGTGTTGATAGCTTTGGAGGCATTAAAGGAGTTGCCGCTGAAGTTATTGATGCTCGACTAGCAGCTGAAAAATTACAAGAAGTAGCTTCACTAGTAGATATGCGATTTGGTCATGGTACCTGGAAGTCTATTGTAAATGAACGTGCTAAAAGAATACAAGAAGAAAAAGCTAAAGCTATGGAAGCTAAGAGAATACAAATACAAAAAGCTAAAGAGATAGAAGAATTATTTCAAACTATCTTATTAGTAATCTCTATTACGGTTGCAATAGTTATTGCAATTGTAGTAGTAGTTAATATTATATGAGGAAATTATTATGTTTAAAGTCTTAGTATTAGCTTGCAGCTTGTCTGTACCTACAGATTGTTGGGAGTTTCACGATACACGCGGTCCTTATAAGACATACGATCAGTGTTCTTCAAGAGCTTATGAGATGGGTAACAATATTATGGAAATGCAAGGGTACGATTTAAAACCTAAAATGTTTCGTTGTGTTAAATTAAAAGGGCAGGAGTTATAAATGATACAAGCTTTAATAGGACCAGTAACAGGACTACTAGATAAGTTTATTCCTGATGCAGATGAAAAAGCTAGGATTGCTCATGAGTTAGCTACTATGGGTGAACGACATGCTCAAGAAATAGCACTTGCTCAAATAGCAGTAAATAAAGCTGAGGCAGCTTCAGGGTCTATATTTAAGGGCGGCTGGAGACCAGCAGTTGGGTGGGTCTGTGCTTCTGCTTTTGCCTACCACTTTGTTTTACAGCCCATCCTGCTGTTTGTAGTAGCCTTAACGGGTACTGAACTACCTACCCTACCTGAATTTGATATGAGCACGTTGTTGCCTGTTCTAGGCGGCATGTTGGGGATTGGTGGTTTACGTAGCTATGAAAAGAAACAGGGGTTAACAAAATGAATATAGATCAGCTTAGAGAAGAACTTAAGATTGACGAGGGTTGCAAGTATGAAATCTACCTTGATCATCTTAATCTCCCTACACACGGTATTGGTCACCTTATTCTCAATAGCGATCTTGAATATGGATTACCAGTTGGGACTCCAGTCTCAGAAGATAGAGTCAATGAGTGCTTCGCTAGTGATGTCGAAACAGTGTTATCGGAGTGCACACTCTTATACCCCAACTTTAATGTTTTGCCTGAAGAAGTACAATTGATTATTGCAAACATGATGTTTAATATGGGAAGGCCTAGGCTTAGTAAATTTAAAGG